ATAGAAGTATTTTTTAAACTTCTGTTTGTTAACTTAAATCCAATACCAGAAAAAGCCGCACCAAAAGCTGTACCAAATGTACCGCCTATAGCTGTTGCTCTAGCTGTTTGTAATAAATCTCTTTCATCTTGTACGCCTGATTTTATAGCAGTTGTTTGTAATAAACTGTCTTGAATGGTAGCTACACTTGCACCTATTACACCTTCATAGATTGCACCTTTTTTAACAGCTTGTCCTAATGCTTTCTTTTCAGCTTCTTTAGCTACTTGTTTTATAGCTTGTTCACTAATCTCTTTACTAATTTTACCTTTAAGTGCTTCTTTTAATGCAATCTTATAACCTTGTTTTGCCGCCTGTCCTCCAATACCAAAACCAATTAAGTTAACTGGGTCTAGTACCATAGCACCACCATTATCAAGTAGCCATGCACCAAAACTTCTATTTGGGTCATTCCAAAATGAAGGAAGCTCTGCAAAAGTTTGGTTAATGTAATTAAATTGTTCTAAAGTTTTAGCATCTGCACTCATTACATTTGCTAAATCTTTACCCATAGCCAATGTATTATTTGTTCTCCAAGACCTATCGTTATAAAATTTTTCTAATATATCAGCATGAGTATAAGTTAAATATTCGTTATTGTTTTCTCTTTTTGAATAATAATTTCTTGCAACATTTGCAAATTTTTCTGTTTGTATTTCTTCTAAAGCTCTTTCAGCATTTTTAGCTTTTCTGTATTTTTGGTCACTTTCGTTTCCAACTAATGAAGTGCTGTTTGTGTCAAATAATTTTGCCATTTATTAACTTGCTCCTGTAAGTCTTTGCATTGATTTTCTTATAAATGAAGTGTCTACATTTAATTGATTAGCTAAATTTAAGACTAATCTATTTAATTCTTCC